CACACAGGATCGGTTTAAAAAAACTTTAGGATTATGAAAGAAATAATGAAGCAGGAAGTTAACAGAGTTTTTAAATGCGACGTTAATCATCATAGCAGATTAAGAACACATGTTTATGGCAGGATAGCTCTTAGTAACTGGTTAAGGTTTAATACTAAAATGACCCTAATGGCTATTGGGGAAGAATTAAAAAAAGGCCATGACACAATCATACACTACTTAAAAGAGCACGACAATCTTTATAAGTACGATTCAGATTATAGGTTAAAATACGACCAATTAAAACAAAACTCAAATACAACAAGATGGCTTTGTAACTGGTGTGAATATCCATTAAACTTTAAATCACAGTAATATGAACCTATCCGACGCAATAAATGTACTTACTGACCATAAAAATGGTATTATAGTAGACGCAAAAGAACTTGAAGAAGCTTTAACAATAGCTATCCGATTAATGACACAATTAAATTAAAAAATATGAAAACGGCAATAGAACAACTAATAGACGGCTTGAAAAAAGACGAGATTAATTCACAATACGCAATGGAAAGAGTATCTATTCGAAATTGTATTATTTTTGCTTCTTCTCTTTTAGAAACCGAAAAACAGCAGATTAAGCGCGCTTTTAACATCGGTGGTACTGAAGCATACGAGCAAAGCTCAGAAGACTACTATAACTCAACCTTCAACAACCAATAAATAGAATTTTAAAAATTAAATGTTATGAGATTCAAAAAAGGATATATTGAAATTTGCAGTCTATATAGAAAAGAATCGCATTCAACATGGCTATGTGATTTATTAAAATTGTATTACTTAGAAATGTCTTTGTGTTTTGCATTCAGTTTTAATAAATTATATTATGATGGATGGAATTATAGATTAGAATTAGGTATTATACGTTTTAATTGGGAACAATAACCGCTAAACAAAAGTTAATTAACCTTAAAAAATATAAGGAATGAAAGAATTTAAAATAGGACAAGAAGTAATTTCTGCATTTCCAGGAACTGGTAAATCAGAATATATTAGACTAGGTGAAGGCAGTGGATATATGCCACAAGGTTTTGCTTGCGATAGTGATAGTAGTAAATTTGACAAATCAGAATTTCCAAAAAACTATATTGAGCATATTAAAAGAAGAATTAATGACGGATATGCTAGAATTTTTATATCAAGTCATAAAGAGGTTAGAGAAGCATTAGTAAGTAATGAAATAGAATTTACTTTGGTTTATCCGGAAATAGGGCTAAAAGATGAATACTTAAAAAGGTATAAGGAAAGAGGATCTCCACAATCATTTATTGATTTAATATCTGAAAAATGGGATTCATGGATAAATGAGCTATCAAACCAAAAAGGATGCAAACATAAGGTTTTAAAATCAAATGAATTTTTATCTAATGTATGCTAATTATCCAACATTTATCCGTACATTTACAAAACAAACAAGCCTAGTTAAAATTAGGCTTTTTAAACATCGACTGCACTACCGATGGAAAGATATTTACACTTAATGTGTAATCCGAATCGCTTTAATTAAGATAGTAGTGCATCTTTTTTAAGGCGATTTTTTTATACAATAAATATTATGAAAATACTACAAGAGATTATTATACGTGAAGAATACGTAGATTTTAACGAAAATTTTCCCGGATTCAGAGTTAAGTTTCAGGATAAAATAGATGAATTTGTAATAAACACAAATTGTGAATTCGAAATAAATCTAAAAGACGAATTTAAACAAGATGAAAAATTACAGCAGAAAATAATAATATTTATAGGTAAAATTTATCCTAATATTAAACTTTCTTTCATTCCTGATAATTTACCGTTTTAATTATGAAACCATACCCAGACCAAGAGAAATCTATAAACGAAATAATTACCGAACTTAAACAAAGAGATCGTTTACTTTATCAGCTTCCAACAGGAGGCGGTAAAACTGCTATATTTTCATTCATAGCAAAACAATGGTATTTAGATACCCAACAAAAAGCATTAATTGTTGTGCATCGTGATGTATTGGTAAAACAATCTGCTGAAACTTTACGAAAAATAGGCATGACAGTTGAAACGGTTATAGCTAAAAAGAAATCATTAAACCACCTCAGCAAAGCTTATGTTGCAATGGTTCAAACACTTAAAAACCGTTTGAAAATTGATTCTGATTTCGTTAAGGATATTGGGCTTATTATTTGCGATGAAGCACATTTATTATTATTTGAAGAAGTTTTTTTACATTTCCCAGGAATTAAAGTAATGGCGGTTTCCGGAACTCCTTCATTGAATAAAAAAGTTTCATTTTGCAAATGCACCCGATGTGGTTCAATTTCAGAAACTATAGATATTTGTTGTGATGTTGAAATGTTCGAATATACACGAAATTTTACTCTATCTGAAATATTCGAATACATTATTATAGGCACTCCAATTGCCGAGCTTATAGAAAAAGAACGCTTGATACCACCATTATATTATGATTTTGGTAAAGTGCATCATTCTGATTTAAAAATTGACAGCCGGACAAACGATTACGATGATGAAGAATTTTCATCTTCTGGATCTGTTGCAAACGTTTTACTTCAATACGAACAAATACACAAAGGAGAAAAAACATTAATATTCAATAGTTCTACTAAAACAAATTTGGCGGTTTATAATCAATTTATTGAAGCTGGATATACTAATGTAAAATTAATTGATTCGGTTAATGAATGTGATAAGCAGGATGATGTTTTGGAGTGGTTCAAAAATACACCGGACGCAATTTTAATGAACGTGGGAATTCTAACAACCGGATTCGACGAACCAAGCTTGCAGGGAATAATCTTAAATAAAGCAACTAAAAGCATTTCATTATATCATCAAATGATTGGAAGAGGGTCAAGAAAATGCGATACTATATTTAAAGAGTTTTTTAAAGTAACTGATTTAGGAGGTAATATTGAAGCTCATGGAAAATGGCAGGATTTTGTCGATTGGAAAGCACATTTTTACGGAACAAATGATAAGCCAAGACCAAAGAAAGAGCCTTTAGAAAATGTAATTCAATGTACTGAATGCGGAGAAATACACAGCAAATCTTTACTTCAATGCCCGGGATGCGGATTTGAGAAAATAGTATTTCAGCAAAAACAATCAATGAGTAACGCAGTAGCTGTTTTAGTAGATGAATATCCGGTGCCGGATGGTTACAAAATAGTAAAATATACTAAAAAAAATCAAAAAGATTTATCATTTGCCTACACTATTTTAATCAATCAAACAGTAGATTTATTTATTTACAGATACGTTAAAAAATCATCTTATTTGCATAGCTTAGGGAATGGTAAATTTCACGATTCGATAAAAGGAATATTTGCTAAACCAATGAAAACTTTCGCCGTATCATTCGAAAGAAAAAGTATGAGAAGTTTTGATAATTTACTTAAGAACGTAAAGTCAAAATTAGACATCCATTACAAGTTAACACCTGAAGAAATTAAACCAATTAAAATAATAACTGAATTATGAAACACATTCCAGAAACAGTAGTACAGCAGTCTATTTATATTGATTTCAATAATAAATACTGCTTAAAAAGACACGAACCGCGCTTAATTATTTATGCTGTAACTAATGGATTTGGCATAAATTTACCAAAAGAAATGCCGGCTTATTGGGTAAAAATTGTTAATAATGAAATATCAAAAATTAATCAGCTCCATGTAAAGCTTGGAATGCTTGCAGGGGTTTCTGATTTAAAGATTGAAGGGATGTACGGACGTGTTTTAAGTGTAGAGGTTAAAACAGAAACAGGCGTTCAATCCGAAGCACAAATAAAAATGGAAGCACGCGTAAATGAATTGAAAGGTCGCTATATTGTTGTTAGATCATTATTAGATTTTAATTTACAAATAAGTGATCATATTGAATGGTTATTAGGAAAAGAATAGTTATATTTACAGAACCATTCTAATAGAGTGGTTTTTTAATCTTTAAAATTGTACAGAAATGAACAAAACAACGACAAAAGTAAAATTATTACTTCAAACAAGAACTTTTGAAGAAGTATCCGAAATTATAGGCATAAGCCGCACAACTCTTTATAAAAGGCTTCAATTAAATGATTGGAAAGTTTCAGAAATATACTTAATAAAAAATCTATGACAATCGATATAGCACTACACGAACTTTATAATAAAGTTGCAGATGATCCTGATTCTACACACGAGCAAATAACAGCCGTAAACACTTTAGTAGATTGGATAAATGGACAAAAAAAATCATACCTTGAAAATCATAAATTATTTGCTAAGGTTTATATTTTATATTTTGGACAACTATTAAATTATTATCGAGATGTTGAATTTGCGCAAAAGGAATTACATAAGTCTTTGTCTGATTCTGTACCTCATCATGCTGAATGGTTTAGGATTATATTTAACTCAATAGAATCTGAAAAATTTAATAAATCAATTGGATTATCGAACAAACATAACTTACTTCAAACATATGAAGAAAGAGAAGCAGATTTGAAAATTGTCCAGGCAAATCAATCAGAATTTTTACGACACATAAATAAGTGGGATTCTGATAAAATTATAGAATCTCTAAACAATCAAATATCAGAAGCTATAAATAAATATTCTCGTTATGATTAAAATACCAAAACTTGTATCGTTAAAAGAAAAAGAAGTTTCAAGTACTGAATTTCCTATTTCTATATTTCCTAAACCAATACAATCATATTTATTAGAAGCAAATTCAACATTAGATAGCAATATTGATTATATGGGATGCTCATTGCTTTGGGGTGCATCTGCTGTAGTTGGAAACTCCTGTAATATTGAAGTTAAAAAAGGATGGATTGAATACGCTAATATTTGGGTGGCTTGCGTTGGATCTGCCGGGGTTGGTAAAACCCCAAGTATATCAATGGCAACACGTCCTTTTGAGCGAATAAATTCGGAATTAATAACGTCATATCCTAGAAAACACAAAGCTTGGCAAGATAGTAACGACGATGCGGAAAATGAGCCAAAACCGGAACAATTTATTGTTAATGACATTACAATTGAAGCCTTGGTAAGTTTGCATTCAAAGAATCAAAATTGCGTTGCAATGTTCCGGGAAGAGCTAGACGGATGGGTTAAAAACATGAGCCGCTACAGCAATGGTTCAGATTTGCCTTTTTGGCTTTCAACATGGAGCGGAAAAGCCGTTTCAATGAACAGGAAGTCCGGGGATAGTTACTTAGCCCGTCCTTTTATTCCAATTCTTGGAGGTGTTCAACCTGCAATTCTTGAAAGCTTCAGTACTGAAGAAAATAAATCAAACGGGTTTCTAGATCGTATTTTATTATGTTGCCCTGAGATAAAAATTGAAATGTATAATTCAAACGAAATGAATCACGATGCAATTGTTTACTATGATGACTGGGTCAGAAGCTTTCAAAGAAATATTTCAATTGATATTCGAAAAACAGAAGATGAAGAAATAATTCCAAATACTTTTAAATTCGATGTCCAAGCAAAAAAAGAATGGGAAAAAGTATACAACGAAATTTCAATAATGCAAAATTCCGATGAAGAAAACGAATACATGAAATCAATGTTGCCAAAACAAAAGTCATACATTCCAAGATTCGCATTACTGATTCATTTAATGAATAATTTCGAAAAAATGACAATACCGGAGCTTATAACAAAAGAAACAGTCTTAAAAGCTTTTGAATTGAGTAAATATTTTATTAAGCAAGCGCAAAAAGTAAAAGTAAGTGAAAAAGAAACAAAATCAATTCAAGCAATAATAACTAAAAACAAAGATTCCGCACCTCGTGATATTTTCTTTTCAATGCTTCAAAAAGGCGAAAAAATAAACTACACAAAAGTTGCTGAATTGCTAAATGTTACCAGAGCAACTCTTTACAACTGGAATCAACAATATTCAAAACTGTAAAATTGTATAGTAAAATTTGACACTTTTTTTACACTTTTTAACGTGTTAATGCTTATATTCATTACATATTATACATATTATACACTATATTAATATATAAAAATAAATAAATAAAAAATATATTTATAAAAGGTATTTAAAAGGGTTTTTCGAAAAGTGTCAAATTTTACACTTTTTTAGCTTAAAAACTTATAAATCAATGAATTACAATTTTACACGATTTGACACTTTTTACAGTTGTAAAATGGATTTTACACTTTTTAAATGTATTTATAAATAATAACTTACAACATATTTACTAACCCAACCCAAAAAGTATAATTTTTAAAAATAGAGAGAAATGGAGAAAAACGAAATAGAAGAAAAACTAAACGAAGCTAATTATAATCGACTTGATCAAATTAGAGCTGAAGTAAAAAAAGAAGAAGGAATAATAAAAGTACTAAACCTTTACGCATGCTTAGGAGGTAACAGACTTCTATGGGATAATTGTGAAGTTACAGCGGTTGAATTAGATCCTGAGTTAGCTAGAATGTATCAAGAACGTTTTCCAAATGATACGGTTATTATTGCAGATGCACATCAATACCTTTTAGACCACTATAAAGAATTTGATTTCATTTGGTCGAGTCCGCCGTGTCCAAGTCATTCACGTGCCAGGTATTGGGGTGCAGGTTCTGGAAAAATGGAAGTAATATATCCTGATATGAATTTGTATCAAGAAATAATATTCCTTCAGCATTATTTTAAAGGCAAATGGGTTGTTGAAAATGTAATACCATTTTACGAGCCATTAATTCAAGGAAAAAAAATAGGCAGGCATATTTTCTGGTCAAATTTTAGAATCCCAAATTTTAAAAGTGAAGATGCTGATATTAATAGAGGTTTAGTTTCTGATTATGAAAAACTTCATAAAATTGATTTATCATCTTATAAAGGCAATCAAAGAAAAGATAAAATTGGAAGGAATTTAGTTCATTATGAAACGGGTAAAATAATTTACGATACAATGTTAGGAATTACACAAGTGTCTAAGGACAATCAAACACTTATGTTCTAATGCGCCAATACCTAAAATGGTGGACGCTGCTACCATCACCAGAAAAAAGCAAACTAATGTCAAAGTACAACATTCTCAAAATACTTTATTCTGACATCAAAATGATTTACGAAAAAGAAAATGTTAAATAAATTTCTAATAACAATATTTATTTATATCTTTGAGTAATTAAAAAATAACTAATATAAAAATATTATGATAGGAATTAAATGTAAATCAGGACACGTTTTTTGTGCTTGTAACAGCGATTATACAGATGCAGAATGGAGGCTTCAAGAAGCTTATTATAAAGCTCAAGGATGCACAGTTGAAGAACATGACGAAATAAGGTTTTCAGAAAACGAAGGATGCGTTGATTGTGGATCTTTAGAGCATGAGTTTGAAAAATTAATTGAACAAATAAAATCAGAACAATTATGAACTACGGAAAAGCAATTAAAGAAATTAGAACTATGTTAAAAGATAATCAAGAAGGTTTTTCTTTAAATATAGGCATCACTCAGGGTCATTTATCATCTATTGAAAAAGGAAATAAAAACCCAAGCCCAAAAGTATTATCTTCAATATCCGACTATTCAGACATCCCATTGCCTATAATCTCATGGATGGCAGTTGAAGAAAAAGACGTTCCTGAAAATAAAAAAGATGCGTTTTTGATACTAAAATCAAATGTAGACAATTTTGTTGCTGATTTTTTAAACTAAAATAAATGTTAAAATGTATTGCTAAAAGAAATAATATACGTATCTTTGGTATATAATTGCAACGAAGCAGTTATTTTAAATCAGTTAACCATGATTACAAGAGAAGAGTACGATGAGGCCGAAAGAATTGTTTTGGCGTATCAAAAGCAAATTTTAACAGTTATTGGATCCGTTCAATACGAGCACAAAAAGTCTAAGCGCCAGGACGATGTAAAAGAAGGTGATTTGGTAGAATGTGTTTTTGTTCACTCGGCAAGCACTAAGCATCTGACAAAAGGTAAAAATTATCCAGTTTTAAGGACTGAGCAGTTTTACAGCGACGGAGGAAGATTTGAAATTGAAACGGATTCAGGAAAAAAGAAATGGTACTACACTACAAATAAACATTTCAAAGTAATTTAATCACTAAATAGCCCGCGTAAAAACGGGCTTATTAAAAAATAAAATGAAAGAGTTTAAAGGTTTTAAAGGAAGAATCCCACACGATGATCAGGTTTTAATAATCAATCATTTCAAGAACAAAAGCAACAATACAATTGCTGATTTAATGGCTGAATTCGGTTATTCTTTTCATCAAATAAATTATATTTTAGATCAGTATTTAAGTTTAAAAACTTCTGAAAAATGATAAATAAAGATAGAATTTACGAAAGAATTCAGCATTACGAAGATAAAATAAAGCCAAACATACTATCGTAAAAACCAAATACTTTACGATTTAGAAGGTAACCAGGTTTTAAAATTCATAGATAAAATGCCGGATATGGAAAACACAACAGGAATTTTCATTGAAAACATGAATAAATACATCAATCGTTATCCTGAGCGAATAGAAATTATTAAAAACCCAATAAAAGAACAATTAACTTTATTTTAAAAATTATGAAAAGAGCAATCGCAATGCGTTGTAACGAACAGCAGTTTAATGAAATTTTAAGTAAATTAAAAATAGGAGCGCATTATATCAATTTAAAAGGTGCGTTTGACGAATATCCTTATTTAACCAATTACTATAATTCTGTAGATGGTAATATCGGATTCACAAACAAAATGTTGAAAAATGAAAAAAGTAAAATATTCGAAGAATGGAATCAAAAAACATTCCTTGAAGCATGCGGAATCCAAAAACCAATCAGAACAAACAAATTAACCGAACTAGAAAAACGTGTTAAAGTTTTGGAGGGTAAAGTTGACGTTATGAAAATAAATAATATGCCGAAAAATCATTCGTTAAGCCTAGAAACAGAAAGAAAATTTGCGATTACTGAACGCCAAATAAAAGAATTGTACGAACTAACAGGATTTGAATCGAACGTAAATAATAAATTAAGACAGTTTTTCCCTGAAGTGGTTAAAGATAATAAAGTTGAGTTGGAGGTTGGAAAGTGGTATAAAAGCGAAAGTTGCGGAGGTAGTTTGTTTTTTGCTACTGAATTTAGTCCTGATAAAAAAAATGCAAAAGGATACGGTTTTGAAAAATGCGAATGGTATAATAATTTTAGTAAAGATGCTTTTTATTGGTCATGTCAAAAAAATATTGTTTTAGCCACCCCCGAAGAAGTAACCGAAGCTTTGACTAAGGAAGCGGTTAAGAGGGGGTTTGTTAGTGGTTGTTATTGGATAGAACCTTCCAATGTATTTATGGCAAGTGATAAAAAAAGACTTGCAGAAGGTAAAATAAAATTATACACCCATGATTGTAATGGTTTATGTTTTTCTGAAAGCCATTCATTAATATTTAAGGATGGCGTTTGGGGAACTGTAATAGAAACCATTACAAAAGAAGATGCAGAGAAAGAACTTGGGAAAAAGATTTTAAATTAAAACAATAAATTATGTCAGTGTCAATTATAGAATGTTTGCAAAATGCAAAATACAATTTAGATAACGTTCAAAAAATGCCAATGCTTATGCCAATGGTAAAAGAACAATTAAACAACGCCATAGTTCTTCTTGAAAAAGGTTATAGTATTTGGGATGAAGTAGAACCGTTACTAGAAAAATACGGAGATATTGAAGATGTTCCAGAAAAAGAAGATTGAAATAACAACCAACCCACTTCTTAATCGTTGTGGGTTTAATTTTTTTTGTTATCTTTGAATAATCAACTATTTTTCAAGATGTCGGAAATTACACACGGAGGAGCTAGAAAAGGCGCAGGAAGAAAGCCTGTAGCAGATGAACAAAACAAAAACGCTTTGATTCAAAAAGCTGTTAATTCATTTTATGATGTTGAAGATGATAGCGAGGGTAAGCAAAAACTGATACACAATCTATTAGAATTTGAAAGAGGAATGATGTTTATTGCCGAGCATTTACTCGGGAAACCAAAAGAGGTAATAGAAAACATAAACATCGATGCAGGAAAGCTTACAGAAGAAGAAATAAAGAAAATAAATGATAACCTCGAACGCTCTTACTAACGAACAGAAAGTAATTAAGGTTAAGTGTGAGAATGATTTATTGTTTTTCACAAGATATATTTATAAAGAAAATCACAGGCGCAATTTCATAGTTGCGCCTCATTTCGTTTTAATATCTGAGTTCTTGACCAAAGTGTTTAATGGCGAAATAAAACGAGGAATAATCAATATACCTCCTCGTTATGGCAAGACCGAATTAGCTGTTAAATGTTTTATTAGTTGGTGTTTAGCTAAAAATCCTGCATCAAAATTCATTCACTTGTCGTACTCAGATGATTTAGCACTGGATAACAGTTCCCAAACAAAAGAATATATTGAATCAGAAGCATTTCAGGAACTTTGGCAAATGAAGCTTAAGAAAGATGCTCAAGGTAAAAAGAAATGGTTTAACGAACTTGGAGGAGGTGTTTATGCCACTGCATCTGGCGGAGCAATTACGGGATTTGGTGCCGGAGTAGCCGAAAGTAAAATGTTTGCCGGCGCAATTATTATTGATGATCCATTAAAGCCAGACGATGCCAATTCCGATGCAAAAAGAGGATCGGTTAATGAAAGATACAACTCTACAATAAGAAGCCGTGTAAATGACCGAGAAACGCCTATTATTGTAATTATGCAAAGGTTGCATGAAGAAGATTTATCTGGATTCTTGCTTAATGATGGATCAGGCGAAAAATGGGATCATTTATGTTTGCCGGCATTAGACGAAGAAAATAATCCTTTGTGGAAAGATAAACATTCATTTGAGGAGTTAGAGCAAATTAGGCAAGCAAACCGTTATAACTTCGCAGGACAATACATGCAGACTCCTTCACCTGCTGAGGGTGGAGAATGGCGAAAAGATTGGTTCCGTATCATGGATAAATCAGAAATACCTTTAGAATCACTAAAATGGGAATTGATTATTGACGGTGCATATACCAAAAACACTAAAAATGACCCTAGCGGTTTTCAGATTGGAGCAAAATGGAATAATGACTACGTTATACTTTCATCAATTGATAAGTACTTAGAAATGCCTGAGCTTTTAAAGTTCTTGCCTAATCATATTGCATCATCTGGAGTAAAAGTAGGTTTGTCGTTGGTTGAGCCTAAAGCTTCTGGTAAATCATTAGTACAGATAGTTAGAAAAGATACAAATATAAATATTACAGAAATAAAAACTACATTTGTAAATAGTTCTAAGATTGAGAATGCTCGTGCTTGCTCTCACTTTATTGAAGGAGGTCGTGTAATACTCGTAAAAGGGTCATGGAACGAACATTTTTTACATCAGGTTGCTATATTCCCAAATGGGAAACACGACGAACACATTGATTTAACATGCTATGGAATCGAACGAAATTTAATTGGTAATTCGTTTTTCATAGTATAACAAATAATTTATTATCTTTGAACCTATGGCAAAGAACGTTTTACAATTAGGGTGGGATTACCTTACAGGAAATAAACAGACAAGGAATGCATATAATCAAGCTTTCTATGAGTGGATAGGTATCGGTTATGTTAAGTATGATGCTAAAAATAAAACCTACTTAGAAAAAGGATATAATGAAAATCCTGATGTTTTTTCGTGTATAAATAAAGCTACTGTTAAAACCGTTTCTGTACCATATACAATCAAAGAAGTAAACGATAAAGAGGAATATTCAAAGTTAAAACAATTGGATTTAGCTACTAAAGGTAACTTTAATATACTTCAAGTTGTAAAGCGTGTTAAGCTGTCTGTAAAAGCATACAAAAGCAAAGAAAAGCCTTTCCCATTAGCACAGCCTAACCCTAATCAAACATGGTCAGATATTTGGGGCTTGTTTAAAACCTACATGAAGATAACAGGAAACTATTATCAATACAGCTTAAAACCTGAGGACGGAATCAATAAAGGAGTGCCTAAATTAGTTTACGCACTACCTTCTCATATGATGCAGATAGTACTTAAGAAAGATGCTAATTTATTGTTTGATGAAAATCCAATTGATTATTATATGCTTATTGACGGAAACGGATATATTCAATTTCCTGCTGATGACATTATTCATGTAAAATATGTTAATCCAAACTACGACAGATCAGGATCGCATTTGTATGGTCAATCGCCTTTAAGATCAGCATTACGTAATATTCAATCTCAAAACTCAGCATTAGACACTAATGTTAAAATGCTTAAGTCTGCAGGGGCTTACGGATTCTTATATGGAAAAGGTACGGCATTGACACCAGATCAAGCACAATCATTAAAAGAGCGTTTGGTTGAAATGGATAAAGACCCCTCAAGATTGGGCAAAATTGGGGCAAGTAGTGCAGAGATCGGATTTCAAAGAATATCATTGACAACAGATGAATTAAAACCATTTGATTACTTAGAATGGGATAGACGAACTATTTGTAATGTGCTTAATTTTCCTAAAGAATTATTAGGAGAAAAAGACGGAAGTTCATTAAGCAGCACAGATTCAGCAGATGCACGAAAAGCATTGATTACTGACGATATACAGCCCGATTTAGTGTTGCTTCAGGATGCATTAAATAAGAAGTTTATTCCAATGTTCCCAGGTTATGAAAACAGCGTTATTGAATGGGATGTAACGGAACTTCCAGAAATGCAGGAGGATATGCTTAATCAGGCAAAAGCATTGAAAGAGATTTACACGACTCCAAATGAGGTTAGAACAGTGTTTAAATACGAAACATTAAATGAGGACGGAATGGACGTTGTTTGGGTGCCTTCTGGAATGAAGCGTATTGATGATGTTGGAGAAGGAGTTTTTAATGAAGCTAATCAGATATAGTTATGGAAATATTTAAAGGTGAATATAAAAATGTGAAGTTTAGATATTCAAGTCATAGCGAAGATGAGGGGAGCGGAATTTTAATTGTAAACTTACCTAATGGAATAGAATCTACTCATATTATAAAAAATTGGGGAATAATTAGAATTATGCAATACATCGAGTCAATGACTAATTTAGTATAATGAACTGGCAAAAACAACATCATATCTATGAGCGTAAAGCCTATACAATTGTTCAGAAACACATCAAAAAGATTCTGAGCAGTATTCCTGTTGATAACATGGAATTGTATAATTATGAGATACTGATAACTATAAACATTCATCAAAAAGATGTTTACGATATGTTCGTTGATATTTACAAAACCATTGGATTAAACTATGGTAATAAAGTAAATAATTCTTTAGAAAAGGTAAAAAAGGCAAATGTTTTGTTCAATGAAACGTTATTAAAGGAAATTTTACTATTTTTGTCTACGGAAGGCGGTGTAAAAATTACTTCTGTTCGTGATACATTGATAAAAGATGTTATTGACATCATAAAAAAAACACTTGGAGAGAATGGAACTGTTATTGATTTGCGTAATGCTATTTACAACATCATTTCAAAGTCACAAACATTTTATAAATATCAAGCGTTAAGAATTGCTAGAACAGAAACTACAAGCGCATCGAATTTAAGCGCAATTAAAACGGCTCAGGCAAGCGATTTAGTTCTTGATAAAGTTTGGCTAAGTGTTCAGGATAACAGAACAAGAATAACGCCTTACGATCATTTAGATATGAATAACCAAAAACAGGAGTTAGACAAGCCTTTTTTTGTTGGTGGTGAAAATATAGATTATCCAGGCGCAACAATGGCGAGCGCAGGAAACGTTATAAATTGCCGTTGTGGACTTACATTTGTTCCGAGGCGTGATGCTGATGGAATGTTAATATTAAAAAACACTAGATAATGGATGGATTACTAGAATACAAAAGCATTTCTGGAACCGTAAATGATATTGATTTTAAAAATCGTATTGTTACAGGTTATCTTGCTAATTTCGGAACAAAAGATCATGATGATGATGTTATTGAAAAAGGGGCGTTTTCTAAGTCTATAAAAGAGAGAAAAGATAGTATATATTTTTTAAATCAGCATGATTGGTCTAAGCCTCATGGTAAATTTAAAGAGCTAAAAGAAGACAATACAGGTCTTTATTTTGAAAGCCTGCCTTTGCCTAATACTTCTTATTCTAATGATCTTTTGGAATTATATGCATTAGGAATTGTAAACGAGCATTCAATAGGATACCAAGTTACAAAAGCACTACAAGGAGATAACTGGAAAAGAACAATAAAAGAGGCTAAACTTTTCGAAGGCAGTAACGTGACTTTAGGTGCAAATTCTAAAACTCCTTTTTTAGGTTTTAAAAATAGAACTATAGGCGAAATAAACGATCAGGTTTCATTAATATTAAAGGCTGTTAAGAACGGATCTTTTACAGATGAAACATTTATGCAGTTAGAAATTGCATTAAAACAGCTTCAATTAGAAAGCTATGAATTAGGTAAAAAAACACTCGACGAGCCGGATAATTCCACTCAAACTGAAGAGCCGTTAATTATAGAGCAAATTAAACAATTTAGACAATCATTAATAATTCAGTAAAATGGAATTAAAAGAACAATTAGAGGCGTTAAAAAACGACCTTTCAACAGGATTTGAAACAAAATCTAAATTAGATATTCAAACAGCTATTGAAGCTTTTGAAACAAAAGTAAAGGCAGAAAACGAAAGCGTTAAAAAACAATTCGAAAAAGATGTTGAGGATTTGAAAGCGGATTTTCAAACAAAATCTAAGTTACAACAAGATCATCTTGATGCATTGGATATTCGTTTGAAACAAGCACAAGGTAATGCACCGGCTCAAACAAAAACATTCAATGAAATCCTTGCCGAAACAATCAAAGAAAATGCAGAAGCAATTCAAGGTTTCAGAAAAGGTGATGATTTGAGAATTGAGCTTAAAGCAGTTGGAGATATGTCTATTGCTGCTAACTTTCCGGGAGCTACTCCATGGAACCAAGACGTTAGAGGCGATTTAATTCCAAAGCCATACGATAGAGTTTGGTTGTCTGACTTATTGCCTCAGGGGTCAACTACTAAAGGTAGTGTTGTATACCCAAAACAAAACGGTGGTGAAGGTGGTGCTGCAACATGGGTAACTGGATCAGGAAACAAATCACAAATGGATTTCGATTTAACTAGCCAATCAGCATTCGTAAAATGGATTGCAGGTTTCGTTATTGTTGATAGAGAAATGTTGGATGATTTGGATTTCATGACTTCTTACATTCAATCTCAAATGTTAATCAGCTTGAAAGTTGCCGAAAACAACTTTATCCTTAACGGTACTTCAGATACAAATCCAGTTGATGGATTGCTTGACGTAGCTACTGTTTATGACGGAACATTTACCGCTCCTGTTGATAAAATTGTTGATGCTGCTTATGGTCAGATTCCAGAAGATACATTCGAGTTCTACCAAGGTAATACAGCAATTTTAAATGTTCGTGACGGTGTTAAAATCGGATTGAATAAAGCTGAAGGATCAGGAGAATACGATTTACCTCCAGGTACTGTATACTTCCAAAATGGACGTTTACAGGTTGCAGGATTAAACATTGCAACTACAACTCAATTAGGAGCAAACAACTTCTTAACATTTGATAAAACAGCTACTTTGTTAATTAACAGACTGGCTCCGGAATTAAGAATGTTTGAAGATTCTACTTTGGCAAAACAAAACAAAGTAATGTTTAGAATTGAAGAAAGAATTACTTTAGCTATTTTCAACAATGCAGCTATTGTAAAAGGATCATTGGCAACACCATCTGTGTAATCGTTTCATTAATAATAAACTAAGCCTATTGGAAACGATAGGCTTTTTTAATACCTTTATTTTATGAAAGTAATAATGTATTTAAGCAACTGGAATTTGTTGGGAGGAGTTGAGACCTTCACGAAAAACTTCTGCAAAAGAATGTCAAAGCACTATGATGTAACTTTGTTGTACGATAATGTAGCGAATCAATCATTGGTAACTGAAATGCAGGAATATTGTACCGTTTCAAAATTAGCATTTAATAAAACTTATTCATGTGATATATTTATAAGTTATTCTGCTTGGGGCAAATCTGCATTTGATAGAATAGAGGCTAAAGTATACGTGCAGATGGTGCATGCTGACTATAGGCACATAATAGACGGTTGGGCATTTAATTATAAAAAGCATCCATTAACTACGCATCATGTGTGCGTTGGAGAAACGGTTAAAATTGGATTCGAACACGTAACAAAATTGAAAAGTGATGCTGTTATTCATAATCTTTTAGATAACTCAATTAATCACGAAAAGAAGAAGAAAAACAAAACACTCTCATTAATTACATGTTCTCGTTTATCGGGTGAAAAAGGATTTAAACGAATGCTGAATTTAGCGCAACAATTAGATTCTAAGCAAATAAAATACACTTGGAATGTTTACGGAGATAATACAACTCAATACGCTAAAAACATAGTAAAAGAGTTTGCTAGATGTAGTAATGTTCATTTCAAAGGAATAACAACCGAACCGTACAAAGTAATAAACCAAGCTGATTATTTAGTTCAGTTATCAGATACCGAAGGATTCGCATATTCAGTTTATGAAGCTATGCAAGTAAAAACACCTTGCATAATTACGCCTTTTGCATCCGGTAAAGAACAAATAACTAATGGTGTTAATGGTTATATTGTGTCTTTTGAAATGAATGATATTCCGTTTGATTCAATACTTAAGCGTGATTTAAAAGTGCCTGAATTTGAGGAATTAGGCAAAGAAGAACACTGGATTTCATTCTTTGATTTGGCTTTAAAATGGTTTGAAGAAAATACGGTTAAGGTTAGAATTACGGCTGTTGTTCAGAAGTATAAAATAGGAGAGGAAATTTATTTGCCTAAAGAAAGAGCTTTATCTGCAATTGATAGAGGATTAGCTGAGCCTATTTAATTTTTTACTATCTTTGAAAATATAAAACGCATAGCCTAAGTGCCGAGGTATAATTTAATAGGCAGAACGACAATTGAAAGATATTGTAAGGAGTGAGATTAATGCCTTCATCGGGGGAGTACGTAACCGTTAAGTTTAAAGTTAAATTCGTGCGTTTTATTTAATTAAACAACAACACTATGGAAATCACATTATTAAAACCATATCTAAATCATACAGCAGGAAAAACTATCGAAGTAACAGCTATAAGAGGCGGTTATTTGATTAAAACTAAACAGGCTGAACAATCAGGAGAAAAGAAACAGACTTATGTAAATAATCCTAAAAATAAAAAGCGGAACCCGAAAAGCTAACGAGTAGGGATTAAATAATTTAACCGATTATGTCAGAAGTAAAAGAATTAACGTTTGGACAAAAAGCAGTAGGAATTTCATTTAATCCAGGAGGCAATCCTTCGGTAAAAGAAATTAAACAAAAATACGCTGATGCTATAGACTTTTTAAATGATTTCAGAAATGATGTTAATCCAAGTTTATCAAGTGAGGCAAAAAGACAAGCTTCAATAGCTATTACAGAATTACAGACATCGCAAATGTGGGCGGTAAAAGCTTTGACTTGGGTTGATTAGTTAATTTAAAAGAAAGGAGATTAAAACCGATGCATAACGTATCGGTTTTTTTTATTATCTTTGAATCAAACAATTATAAAAATGGCGTACATAGATGTAATAACCTTAGAACGAGCAAAGAACTATTTGCGTATTGATCCTGATTTAACGGAAGATGATGCGGATATTACTTCAATGATTAATGCTGCTTTGCGTTATGTTGAACAGCGTACAAGGCATTTTATGTATGCACGTGATATTGTTTATAACGGATCGTGCCAAGTAAAGGTTTACGAATATCCAATAAATTCAATAGTAACAGATCCTGCTCCTTGGGGTATTACTCGCACGATGTATACTATTTATCCAGATGTTAAAACAATTGAATTAAATATTGGCTATACAGAAGACAATCCAGTCCCGGATATTTTCATTCAATCGGCTTTACAGATGATCAAAGTATGGTACTACGAGTCAGAGAAACAAGTTAACAGCGAAATGATACCAATTAGCGTAAATCAAGCGTTGGACGTTGAAAAAAGATTTATATAATGTTAGCACGACAATACGATAAAAGAATCAAAATTTACAGTACAGCAACTGCTGCTGACGGTTACGGCGGTAATACTGTAACAGAAGTTTTAATAGGTTCATTTTGGGCTGAAATAAAGCAAAATTCTGCTTTTCGTGATACTCAGATAGGTAAATCAGATATTAAGGATAATTGGTCATTTAATATTCGTGCAACGCCTAAAATCACACCGGGGAATATTGACAATTTGATTATTGAGTATAGAAGCGTTAAACGTGTTGTAAATGATATTAGATACAATGATGAATTATTCAGAGAATTAAATATCATAGCAAATGGCGAGCAAGGGAGTTAAAGGTGTAAGCGAAACAATTGCTAAGTTACAAGGTTTCGGAAAAGATGTTGAAAAACAAATAAATGCCGAAATTGAAGCAACGGCATTTCAAATAGAAGCCGATGCAAAGAAATTAGCCCCTAAAAACTTTGGTAAATTAGCGCAGTCAATATCGCATGCTAAAGTAAAAAATTTAGTTTGGCGCGTTACGGTAAATGAAATTTACGGTGCTTATATGGAATTCGGAACAGGAGCAAAAGTAAAAGTTCCGGCCGAGTTTGCAGAAATGGCGAAACAGTTTCAAGGCAAAGGAAAAGGAACTTGGAAAGACGCATTAGAAGCGATTAAAGTTTGGTGTAGGTCTAAAGGAATTGATGAAAAGGCAGCATATCCTATACTTGCTAAAATATTGGGTGCAGGAGTTAATCCCCAACCGTTTTTATATCCGGCTTATAAGAAAGGCGAAAAAGACTTAATACTGAATTTAGAAAAATTATTAAAGTCGGTGAATAAGAAAATTTGATTATCTTTGACATATGGCAGTTAATGTAAATCCAGACAAATATATCCGTAAAGCAGTTTTTGACTTAACAAACAATATTGTAGTTAATTCAAAGATTATTAAAACGTTTGATAGCCGTGTAACTGGTAATTCAAATTTGACTGAATACATTTTAATGACCGCTCAAGATAAAGACGTATTGAAAAATACTAAATGTCAATACGAATGGCAATGTTCTTTATTAATTGAGATTTACACGCGTTATTCAAGTTCAGGAAATACTGGTAGCAGGGTTTTGTTAAATGACATTGAACAGGCTGTTATGGATTTATTAAACCCTAAAATATCGGTTACTGGATTTACAAACATCACTCAAAATATTGAATACGAAACATCATTAGAAACGATAACTGATACAGAAAATATATTTCGTTCATTCTTAAGGCTAAACCTTGTTTTAAAGTAGTTCTTTCAATGCTTTTTCATAAGCTAGATGTGCTTTAAACTCATCTTTAAAAGATCCTAGATATTTATTTTTGTTACGTATTCGAATGCTAGCCATCCATTTTCTGTTTTTCTTTATCCAAAAAACTCCCGTATATTGACTAGAAGATTTTAAATGTTTTTTGTTTGTATTTTCACGAAAAGTAACTATTTCTAAATTACTTACACAATTATCCTTTCTATTGAAGTTTTTATGATTTACAACTAAATTTTTATCATCGTAATTATGATTTAAAAAACATTGAGCTACAATTTGATGTATGTACTTTGTTGACATTATTCCGTCCTTACATAAAACTACTGCTAAATAGCCTCCTTTGTTTTCAGAACATCTTAATATTCTTTCCTTTATAAGTCTTTCTAGACCTCTAGGCGCCTTAACTTTCCTTTCCATGCTTTTTACATTACCAAAAGAACTAACTTGATAAAATCCTTCATAACCAAAAACATCCTTCCAATTTTCCATAAATACAAAAACTCCCTAAAAAGTGATGCAAGGCACTCAAGAGGGAGAATTTATTAAATTGTTATATCGCTTGCATTCGACAATACAAATATAATGTTTTTCAATAACATATAAAATAATTTTGTACTTTTACGTCTAACAAATGAAATTAATCTAAAATAAAAACACAATGGCAGATAAAATAAAAGGCGAAGGACTTATCCTTTATGTACATGATGGGGATCTATATCGTCCTGTAGCATGCTTGACATCTAACAGTTTAGATACTGAATTGGGTATTATAGAATCTCAAACAAAATGCGCTCCAGGAGTTATTGAAAAACAAGCAGGTGTTTTCTCTTATACGTTAACAGCTGATGCAATTGCAATAGATACTACAAGTGTTGGAGGTGATGACACAAAAGCTTCACATGATTACCTTTTAAGTGTTCAGCAATCAAAAACAACTGTTAACTGGAAAATGGATTCAGGATCAGGTACAGGAGGAACAGCGTTGGCTTATTATGGTACAGGTATCATCACTTCATTAGGCTTAGAAGCTCCAACAGGTGATGAATTTGCAACTTTTTCATTAACAATTGATGGCTCAGGAGCAATTGTTACTACAGATCCATTAGCTTAAATTTATGGTACAAAACAAAGTAATATTATTAGACAAAGAGTTCCATTTTGGGATTGGTTTCTTGACGGAACTTATTGAGAATATGGGAATTGATTTAATACAAATTGGCGAAAAGATAGAGTCAGGAGACGTTTCTATTTATCGTTATTTAATGTATTATTCCAGATTGTACTCTGTAAAAAGAAAACATGAACAGGCTGATTTCGATATTTATGATATTGATGAATTGATTGATGAAAATGGAGGTGTTTTAGGTGAGTTTACGCAAACATTCTTAAAGTCGTTTTTGCAATCTTTGCAAAAAGATGTTCCTGTTCAAGATAATAAAAAAAAAGTGACAGTAAAGAAAAAATAGACTGGCATAAAGATGTTATTTCATTTGCGATAGGCGAACTTGGAATTTCTACATTGAAACGTGTTTATGACATGTCATTTGCAGAGTTTCAAATTCGCCTTTTTGCTTGGTCTAGAATACAGGAAAGAGAATGGGAAAAAGTCCGTATCTTAGCATATAATATTGCATGCGCATCACCTAACAGAAAAAAACAAATGCCATCAATAGAAAAGTTTATGCCTTTAACCTTGGATCAAAAAAGTTCAAATGCTATTTCTGACGCTCAGGTACAAAGATTTTTACAAGTTAGTAAAGACTACTACAAACAACTAAATAATAAATAAATGGCTGGATTAGAAGTTACAGTTGGAGCCGATATAAAGGATTTTCAGAACAAGATAAAGGAAGTTGAAAATGACATCCAAGAACTTGCTAACGAAAAGGCTATTAATATAAAATTAGGCTTAGATACAAAAGAACTTGATGCGCATATTAAGGATGCTAAAAAGCATTTAAACGATCTTAAAACCACCGCCAAAGATGCCGGAATGGTTTTTCAAAAAGACTTTGCTCCTAAAGTTGCTAATGGAGGTAATGCACTACAGCAATTTGGCAGAATAGCTCAGGATGCTCCGTTTGGGATAATGGGTATTGGGAACAATATTACTGCAACAGCTGAATCATTTGGATATTTAGTTAAAGAGACTGGTAGTGCAGGAGGTGCTTTAAAAGCAGTAGCTGCTTCTATTATGGGAACTGGTGGTATTCTTCTTGCTGTTTCTTTGGTCACTACTGGCCTAACTATAATGGCTCAAAAGGGAATTACGGTTAGCGATGTTTTTGCTAAAATGACTGGTACTTTTGACGAAGCCAGAAAATCAATGCAAGAACTTTCAGTTGAAACGGCTAAAAACGCACAAGCACAAATATCTTCATTAGGAGCTTATGTTTCAGCAGCTAAAAATATTAATCTTTCAATGGAGGATCGTTTAATTGCGGTTAAGAAATTGCAAGACGAATATCCTGCTTATTTTGGAAATCTTACTAAAGAGCAAATATTAAACGGAAATGTTGCTAATGCAGTAAGAGAAGTTACCGCAGCATTAATCGCAAAAGCAAAAGCCTCTGCCTTGACAGACAGAATAGTAAAATTAGCTGAAGAAGAAGAAAAAATACAAAGCGGAATAAATAATGAAGTTTTACGACTTTCTAAATTGTTTAATTTAAGCAATACCGAAGCGTACCAATTCAGCAGGCTTATTAATGAAACTATAAAAGGACAAAGAGAATTAGGGGATGTTGTTGATAAAAACGGAAAAAGAGAATCTAAATTAAATTCAGAAAGGGCGTATGATGCGTTAACTATAAACAGGGTAATAGCCAATTTAGGAGAAGAATTAAGAGCAAACTTAGCCTTACAAGATAAATACACCAGATCTATTGAAAAAAGCGTTGCTGCTTCAATAAGATTAGAAGCAGTAAAAGAAAAAGCCGGTAAAAAAGTATACGATACGCCACAAGTTACAGGATTGGATAGTAAGGGATTGGGTGGCGCCGGAATAGTTGAGCAAGCACAACAATTAAAACAACTAGCTGATGGTACGTATGTTTTAGATTATGGAATTAAAACTTCAATGAAAAATATAGTTCAGCACGTAAAAGATGGAACTGTTGAAATGCTTAAATTACTTGATGCTTTTAATAATGATTTAAACAGCTTAGTAACAGGGTCTTTGACACGTACATTTGAAAATTTGGGTACTGCCATAGGCGAAGCATTGGCACAAGGGAAAAACGTATTTGGCGCTATAGGTAAAACTTTGTTGGCTTCTTTAGGGGCTTTCCTTTCAGACATGGGAGGATTGCTTATAAAGTATGGCACTTTGGCTGTCGCTAAAGGCGTTATAGATAAAGCATTAACATCTGGTAATCCAGTAGTTACAATAGGGGCAGGGGTTGCTGCTATTGCGGTGGGAGTTGCTTTAAAAGCTGCAGGTGGTGCGATATCATCAAAAGCTAATTCATCAGGAGCATCAGGAGCAGGTTCAGGATCTTACAATACTGGAGCGTCTTACAGTTCTCCTGGGTCTTCAGCTGTAAGTGGTGGAACTTCATCAGCCGTAAGTAGTACGGTTGTATTTGAGATTAGTGGTAATTCACTTCTGGGCGTATTGAGTAACACGCTGGATTCTAATAAAAGGCTAGGGGGGCAATTAGCAATATAATGGCGCAAGGTATAGCAGTTAGTTTTTTTAATAATCCAGTTGAAGGTAACAGGATTATATACTCCGTTGAAATAAACGGTATAAAAATAGGATTTATTAACGGACTCGATACAGTAGATTTTGAATTTACAAATAACGATGCCGAGATTTTAGCTAATCCATTTCACAGAGTTAAGATTGGAAGCGATATACATCAAACAGCGCTTAATTTAAAGGCTTTTCTTGATAATAATGGTTATACTTCGTCATCGGTTCCGACTGAGGTTAACGCAATACAAGGGAATGTAACCTGGTATGTTGAGCAAATATTTTATGCAAACGATAAAATAACTAATTTCAATATAGATTCAGATAACACAAATGTGGGTATTACTGGATTTAATACTTATACACCTCCTACTACGGTGGCGCTTAAGTACTTCATGCAGTATGAAAATATCGTTAACGATTTGTGGAGATGCGAGATATACGAGAAAAAATATACCGGACAACCAAAAGAAATATTTGGAAGTATAGAGATAGTAAAATCAGAAGTTAAAAACCACATAGAGCCGATAAGAGGTACACAGGTAACATTAAAATTAGAGGCAGATAAGAATATAACATTTGAAGATTTTTATAGTAAAAACGAAACTGATTTTACAGTAAAGGTATTTAGAAATAACGTATTAATTTTTCAGGGTTTTGTAAAGCCTGATGGTATTTTTCAATCGTTCGTATCTGATTTTTGGATTGTAAATGTGTCGTGCGTTGACGGTCTTGGATTTTTAGCTGATCTTTCTTTTGTTAAACCTAACGGACTACCATACTCCGGTAGGGTTTCAATGTTTGATATATTATCCAATTGTCTTAACAGAACGGGATTACAGTTGAAAATAAACACATATGTGAATGTTTTTTACTACGGATTGCCTTTTGTAACTCCCGATACTGACGTTCTTAAAAATGCATATCTAAACACCGAGAGGTTTAAAAAATCGGATGATAATACTTTAATGAGTTGTCAAGAGGTTTTACTTTCTATACTCGACATATTTAACGCATGCATAACTCAGGATCGAGGAGAATGGCATATTTACAGAGCTGTAGATTTTTACGATAAAGACTTAGTATTCTTTAAACGATACGAAATAAATAGCTCATTTATTGGTCGGGTTCCGTATTATTTGCAAAAAGACTTAGGTAGCCAATCTGATAATTATTACCCGCATCATTGCAGCGCTAACCAAAGAATAGAAATAAAAGGTGCAGTTTCTGCTTTTCGTTTGGGTTATAAATATGGGTTTCTAGGTAGTTTACTGGGTAATGGCAGTTTAATACATACAGCAGGAACAAAAATATATGAAGATTGGGAAGTGCAAACTTGGACTGAGTCACTATTAACTGGTTCATTGGTAATTGATCCTGTATCTACTAGTGGGATTAGTTTTAGATCCGCAACTACTTTAGGTGCTCCCCGACAATTCAGAGAAGCGCTTATATCAGATGTTAGTGTTTTTTTAGAGGAAGGATATACCTTTGATTTTAAAACCAGATTCATATCTTACGGATTCCCGGTAGCGGTTAGATTTAGCGTAAGAGTAGGAGATTATTTCTTAAATTGGATTGATGGATCATGGGAGAGTACAACAGCCTTACATTTTGATCTTGTGAATGCTGCAGCGAGTGACTTTCCTAATAATACGGGAACTTTAGTGGAATATAAATATGACAGAACTTTTACAATAAGTTCTCAACCTTTGCCTGAGGCAGGAGATGTCGAAATAACAATGTTTGTACCTCAAAAAGTAATAGGTGGGCCAGATGTTCCTTTGGTAGAGGTTAAAAGTATAGAATTAATAAATACTTTTCAAGGAAATAATGTAATAGGTGAGTTTCATACTGTTAGCAGAATAAATCCGGTAAGTTCTATCGTTAAAGAAAATAAGGCAGTTGCTAACGGGGATAACTCAAATGATGTTTATTTAGGAGCTATTTATCAAGAGGACAAAATAGAACTTACTAAGAATTGGTATAGAGAGGGCACAGATCCGCACGAGGTAAAACCATTACTTAGGATTGCAGCAGAGGATCAATTAAGAGTGTCTCAAATGCCTACAAAGTTATTTTCGGGGAATGTTTATGGGTACGCATCTTACTTGACTGTTTATAATATAAATAATATTCAAGGGCAATTTATGCCTATATCATGGAGTTATGATACGATTTCAAACATAACGTACTTGAAACATTTAGAGTTATATGCTCCTGAACTATACGACATGGATTACATTAAAACTGACGATTATGGAGAAACTGTAAAACCTACCATTGTAGGTTAATATTTTTTTGTACTTTTGGAATATGGATTTTGTAAACGGACAAGATAGAATTTTATTTATAAAGATAGACGGTAATTACATGCCTATAGGATGCTTGACGGGTAACTCTTTAGATAAAAACGCTGAGATGTTAGATACAACCACAAGAGACAATAAAGGATGGAAGACTTCAAGACCTGTAGTAAAAGACTATAATATATCTTTTACAGGTGTTCAAATTAATACAACAATGGCAGGCGGTAATTTTAACATAGCTTCTTATGACAAGTTGAACAAGCTTTTTAACGATTCCATCCTTTTAGATTGGAAAATTCAGGGCACTATATTTCCTGTTGTTGATTATGGTAAATGTTACATTTCATCATTAGGAGAAGCTAATAATGTGGGTGAATTTATGACTTTTTCAGGCACTTTAGTAGGATACGGAAAACCACTTATTCAAGACTTAGGCGGTGTGGTATTAAACAACGGTGATCCAAACATAATAATTAATTCTGGCGATCCAGACGAAATAATAAAAGTATCATAATGGCAATAGATCCTACAATTATAACTACTGTAAGAGCTGACCAGTTACCTGTAGCTCCATTAACCAATGAAAGCATAGTGATGCATGCAATCGGAGAAACTTTATATCAGGCAACAGTAGACGAATTAATAGCTTTGTTGCCTCCGGGGAACGCTTACAAGCCTTACGAGACAAAAATATTATATGTTACAGATTTATATGTGCAAAATAATTTTGAGACTAGTGGAGTAAATAAAGGGCTTGCTAAACCAGACGGACTTTGGCCGGGTTGGGCTATAATGGATGGGGTGCATGATACTGCAAATATGGACGGTGCAATACCTTTAGGGTATGGCGCTACTTATAATACAATGCGCCAGGAGGTAGGAGAAAACAATAAAAGCGTAGTATTGCCTACGTCTGGGTTTCCAGTAGGTGAGGCGACTAACAATCCTCCTTCTGGAAGACTGATAGTATCATCCGGCTTAGACGAATCTGGGGAGTTTTTTGAATCTATTAAAAAAGTTGGGAATACAGGAGCGCCGTCTATCACTTTCAGTATAATGCAAAAATCAAGAGTAATGTTATATATAATGTTTTTACCTTAAAAATATGGCAATAAATCCATCGGATATAAGTACAATAAGAGTTGGTCAACTACCTAATGGGGTATGGGGGCTAACAGACAAAATACCACACGAAATTGCTAGTCAATTAAATCAAGGTACCGTACAGGGATTAGCTGATTTAATTAGCGACTACATTGGCACGGCTTCAAGTTTAGCATTTAATCCAACGACTGTTAATGATGGGGAAACATTACCTAATACTGATTCAAACGAATGGATATTGGTAGGTAAAGGAACCTTTGGAAACGTTGGAGGGGCTCCTGATATTACAACTACTGAAGAACTAAATGCTTTAACTTCTAACGGTGATTATTGGACACTAGCTGTACAAATACCTGTTAACGTAGAACTAGCTGGGATTGTTCAAACAATACGTAGTGGCTTTACAACTACTGCGCCTAGCGAGGATGCGGTATATGATGCTCTGGCTTTAAAAGCTGACTCTGATTCAATTCCTGATTTTACTCTTAAAGAGGATAAATCAAACAAGCAGAATAACCTAGAAGTTGACGGTAGTGGAAATAAATACCCTACTGTGGATGCTATAAATTCGGCAGGATTTAAACAAGGGATTACCGACGTTCTTAACATTAATAGTGTATCAGAAGACATAGGAGTTGATTTTGTGAGCTCAACACAAACCGCAGAAACTCATATTTCAAACAATGGAATAGTTGCAGAAAACGGAGATTCAAAAATAACGCTTTCGGCAACATCTATAATAAATGAAAATGCCAATGAGAGATTAGAATATAATTCTAATTCAATGACATTTACTGATAAAATTACAGGTTATATTTCTAAATTATGGATGCTTAGAAATGCATCGGGTTTGGCTGAATATCATTTCCCTGCAAATAAAGCATCAGGAGTTTATGATTTAGCTACAAAGGATGAAGTTGATTTAAAACTAAATATCTCTGATTATAACCAACATTTTAGAGGAACATATACTTCATTGGCTAATTTACAGTCTACTATTCCCACAGGTAACAATGGAGATTATGCAACAATAGATACTGGATCAGGATCAAATGCTAAGCTATACATTTGGGACGCTCAGGAAGGATGGATTCAATCAAGTAGCGCAAGCGCGTCCACAACTGATGCATTACCTGAAGGATCAGTAAATTTATACTTTACAACAGCGCGTGTTTTAGCAACTGCATTATCAGGATTAAGCCTTTTGACTGGCGGTACAATTGGAAACACAGACTCAGTTTTAGTGGCTTTTGGTAAAATACAGAAACAAATTACAGATTTATCTACTATATATCAAGTTATATTAACCGATGTGAATTTCGGTTCGTTTATAAATGGATTAACGTCTAAAACAACTCCTGTAAACGCAGATAGTATTTCCTTGGTGGATTCTGCAGATTCGAACAAACAGAAAAAAGTTTCTTTGACTAATTTTAAAGCATTTTTAAAAACATATTTCGATTCGTTATATCAAACTATATTAGTTTCGGGAACATCTATTAAAACTATTGGAGGTGTTTCTTTATTAGGTTCAGGGGATATTGCTTTAAATAATCAAAAAACGATTACAGGAAATGTAACAATTGATGACACATACAACGGCTGTATCGTAAAAGTAAAAGGAACAGCAACAATTAGTATTCCGGGAACCTTAACTGCAAATTTCAATTGTGTTTTTGATGTTTGGTCAGGATTTACAGCAACATTTACGCCGGTTTCAGGTGCAACTATAATAGAGACAGCTTTAATATTAGATTCTGATAAAATGGCAACTTTATACAAGGACGGTTCAACAACAGCTTACAAACTAAAAGGACAGACAACGTAATGATAGTAGCAAACAATTTAGTTTTTGGTAGAAAATACGGTGTAGAATTTGATCCAAAATCACTTCCTTTATTCTGTTACATAAGAAGTTGGGAAGGAGTTTCTGTTTCTGGAACAAACGTAACAGGAATGACGGATTTAACAGGCAATGGCAATAATTTTCTATCAGCAGGAAACCCTCAAATTGTTGATAGCGGAATAAATGGTGTTAAATCTATACGTTTTAGCGGTACAAATTATGTTTACCGTCAATTAGCTATGGCGGGGATTTCAGACACTACAAAACGAGCAGGTTGGATTGTGTTTAAAATAGAAGATCCAGTTGGAATTACTTATCATAATATAGTTATTATGGGTGTTCAGGATTTTGCAAACGGGGGGCTTTTAGTGGAGCATTTATATAATCCAAATTCAACTAATAATTTTATTCATAATTTTAATACCGATACTTTAGACAGTACAAGCGTAAGTAGTCAATTGTTACCTAGTTTTGGTATATTTACTAAAAATTCAGGAGATTCTAAATTGGATTTAAATAGCGTAATAACCACAGGTACAGGCTCGCAAGTTGTTGAAAATAGAGGCGTTTATATTGGGGATTGGAATTCAAGAGGGGCCAAGATGCTTTTTTGTGAATTCGCATTGATAGACAATGATACGCATGTTTTATCTTCTACGGACATTGCGAACTTAAAAAAATATTTTAAAGTAAAATATAATATTAATCCAGGTTTTGTTCCTCCATCGACTACAGTTGTTAATATGGGTGTTAACGGAGACAACACCTCGGATATAATTGCTAGATTGTCAACAATAAATGCGCAATTAGGTAATTTAGTAATTCTACTTGTAGGCGTTAACGACTGGCGTCACCCTACATCGACAAAAAGAAGAACACCTACGCAATATCAAACTAATTTAACTACTTTAGTGCAAAGTTTTAAAGCAAATGGTAGCGCGGTTTTAATGATGAATATTATGCCTATATTGAATCAGGAAAGCGATTATGTTTGTCCGTTTTATGGTCAATCTTCAGGTTGTGATGCAAATTCAACAGGAGATCAGTTTAGAGTAAAAGTGCCTTTAGTAGCCACATCAGAAAGCGTAATGTATTTAGATTTAAACCAAAAATTTATTGATATTGGCCAACCAACTTATACTATTGATTCATATTTGGAAAATGCTTTAAATTCAGGAAGTACAGACGGAGTTCATCCAAGGCCAATAGGCGCGTTATATATAGCGCAAAAAGTAAACGAATATTTAGTATCTAATTCATTGCATTATAACAAAATAGTGTGTGTTGGAGATAGTATAACTTACGGAGACGGATTAACGGGAGCAGGAACGGTAACAGGCGATACTTATCCATCGCAATTAAAAATATTATTAAATTAAAAACAACATGAAACTATCAGATGTAAACGTTAAATCGTTATTGGCAATTTTTATTATTTGCTTTGGAATGGGCGCAATAGTATTCATCCATTTAGAGGATATGGTTTTAGGGGCAATAATAGGTTTTATTGGCGTTCCTTTAAGCTATTTCTTTGGAGCAAGTAAAAGTTCTCCAAGTACAAATATTACTCAATCAAACGTACAAATGGATGCGCCTGATGATATCGGGGGCGGTGGAATAAAAAACCCGCCAAAACCATGATTAATATCAAATACATACAACACTTTTTAAGTCAAACAGTTCACTTACTCCTGTATTTTATGATGGGAGTAAGTGTTTTGTCTATTGTATTTCCTTGGTTTAATATAAATTTTGATTACGTTACATGGGGCAATTCAGGCGGTTTTTCAATAGCATGTGATATAATTTTTATAGAAAGATTTACATTTAATAAAAGATATTGCTGGCTCACTAAAGCGTTGCCAATATGTATGATTTTTGTAAATTCAATCAATATATTGTGTAACGAATTATTTCCTAAACATTACGAACTTTACGGGCAAATATATGAAGTAACTATTTTTTCTGTAACTTTGCTTATATTCGCTATTATTACTATAGAAAAAAAGCTGAACAGATGATTTTACAAGTAGCTACTAACCCAACAGCAGAATTGGCACATAATTTTATTGATTTAACAACAGCCTGCATTGCAGTTGTGATTACGCTAAGCGGTGTTGTAGTTTATTTGTATAAGCGTCTTGAAGCTAAAAACGAATTATTTATAAACGAGCTTAGATCTTCAAACGAAAAGCTATCCAGTATAGTAACCGGATATAGTAAATTCCTGGATAAAATGGATAGAATTATTGAAGTAATGGCAGATAAAAAATAATTTATGACATGCGATATTTTTCATATAGATAAAAAAGATTTGGAATGCAGGAAACTAATCATGCACTCAATAGAACTCGCTTTAAAAAGAGGTGACGAGGTTTTTGAAAAATTAGTATCAAAAGACAATAATATACCTGTATCAACTTTCGGACAATTCAAAGAATCACTTAAAAATATAGATCACGAAAACTTAAAGCCATGAAGTTAAACGAATCAGGTTACAAAGCATTACATGAACGTGAAGGATTGCGTTTAAAACCGTATTTAGATACTCAGGGAGTGCCTACAATTGCAATGGGAAACACGTTTTATGAAGACGGATCAAAAGTAAAAATGAGTGATCCGCCATTGTCTAAAATTGAAGCTGAATATTTAGCTAAAATAGTAGCCGATCGATTTGCAACGAAAGTAAATTCATTGGTTAAGTCTAATATAAATCAAAACCAATTTAACGCTTTGGTGTCGTTAGCTTATAATATTGGTTTAAACGGCTTTGAAAACAGCACGGTATTGCGTAAAGTAAATGCCAATCCAAATGATCCTAAAATTCAGGACGCATTTATGATGTGGACAAAAAATAAAGAATTGATTGGTCGTAGAAAATCAGAAGTAAATCAATACTTTAAATTATGAAAACCTTTGTAAAAAACAATTGGTATTGGGTATTGGTTTGTGCTGTATTGATATCGTTGCTTATATCGGCTCATTACAAGTCGAATATAACCAAACACGATACGGCTACATATAAAACTGTTACTTCTAAAAAAGAAGCAGTAGAAGCTTTACAAGTTCCGGAAACTATAGTTAAAAAGTTCACGAAAATTAAAACGGTTACACGTTATCTAGATAAAATAAAGATTGACACTATTGAAATACATTATAAAGATTCAATTCCGTGCGTTTTTGAGCGTTCAGGCGAACTAAAAACAAAAGAATATACATTTACATATAAAAGTAATCAAAACGGCTTTAGCGTTAATAATATGCAATTACACGATTCTTTATTAATTGTCACAGGAACTAAACGGAAATGGTTTTTAGGCAAAGAAATAAACACCATCGATATTACACATAGCAATAAATATATTTCATCGGATCAGGTTCAGCACATTGAAGTGGTTAAAAAGAAGCCTTTTTACGAAACAACACTATTTAAAATTGCAGTTGGTTTCGGAATTGGTGTTGCTGTTACAAAATAATTACTATATTTGTAATTAAACAGCAAGTAGCTCAGATATATGGTAGAGCAATTCCGATTAGGTAATGGTCATAGGTTCGAATCCTGTCTAGCTGTTTTTTTAAAATTAAATTTTACAGTCTGGTTAACTGCAATTTTTCATAATTATTATTTTTAAGATTTGGGGATTAAGCTTCGTAGAGATACGGAGCTTTTTTTGTGCCGTAAAGTCAATGAATACGTTAGTAAATGTTAAAGTTTTAAAATAATTTAAAAAAGGTGTTGTTTATTAAAAAAGGTGTTGTATATTTGTCAAAGAAATAATCACTAAAGCAAAACACCATGAAATCACAATCAGAAATTACAGAAGCAGTTGAAAAATTTAACAACATAAATACAGTTTACGGATCAATTGAATTAAGTAACTCGGCTGTTATTAATTGGTTAAAAAAATTAAACGCATTAACTACTGAATTGTGCGAAACAAAACACTGGGATATGCTAATAGAGCAAATAAATTATGTATCATCTTTAAGAACTGTATAATATGGAATTAAATTTAACACCTGAGCAAATTGAAAAATATAATAACTATCATCTTTCGGAAGAAAGTCAAATAAAAATAGCAACTCAATTAGTCGAACGATATCACAGAAAAAATGAAGAGTTAGAAAAATATAGAGATTGTTCTTCTTTGAAAGATGGTTGGCAAACTTCTGTATTAGCTAAAAAACAAAGAAAAGCAGATGAACTATCAAAAGAAATTACAATCATAAGAAACGTTCTTTATGATGATTGGAATATTGAAATTTAATAAAATTAATTATGGGAAGAAAAAAACTAACAAACGAAAGGTTCCAAATCAGATGCCACCCTAAAGTAATTAAAGACGTTAGGAAATACGCAAAAGAAAGAAGCGAGGAATATCAAACAGAATCAGAAAAACTAACTAAAAACACAGAAAATGGAAGCTAAAGAAAAATTATTTAAAACAATGGACAGAATTGAAGAACTTAAAAAGATTCCAATATATTTTATGTCCGAAGAAGAAGATTTAGAGCTTCGTAATTTAGAAGTTTTGAAAATGAAGTATTACTCAGAATGGAAAGACTAATTTAAAAATACAGAGGGATGAAAACGGTAGTACAATTAATAATCGAACACCTAAACAGGTTCGATATTAAAATTGATAAAGAGACAGAAGACAAGTTTACCGAATTAGCTAAACAAGAAATAATCGATTCTTTTAATTCTGCCTGGTATCATATTGTACCAAGTAACGGTTTTCTATCTAAAACCGGAGAAGAATATTTTAACGAAACATTCGGATCATGAAAGGAAAAACTTTAGTTCAGGTAGTTAACGAGATTACAGGACACCAAAACGAAGAATGGCATGCAATTCATTTCGCAAAAAATGAGTTCGCTCAATTGTACGCTTGGATTAAAGCAGATGTAATTTCCAATCTTTTAGAAGAACAAAGAATTAAAAACGAAAACACAATAAAAAATTTAAACCATGAAAACAGAAAATTTAATCAAATCAGAAAACGCACGCAGAATGGAATTATTAGCTAAAAGCAGATTACATATTTATTTGTTAATTGCATTGGCTTTAATCATTCTATCATCATGCACAGGAACTCATTTTGTTACTGAGTATCGAATCACAACAGCAGAAAGAAGCTATTACTGCAATCATCCACAATTCGTAAATGATACGGTTCGTGGAGCAGAATTGAAGCGTAACGGTCAAATATTAAGAGTATTTGAAGTTCCGTACAATCAGGTTTTATCAGTAGATTTTAATAACCATAAATACGAATGGAAATAATGAAAAGTTGGAAATTAAAAGATTGGTTATTGCTGTTGGCAATGGCAATCATAATCGGATTGTCTTATAGTCATATTCGACAAAACACACCAAAACACGTTTGGTATAATTGGGATAGTAAATAATTAAAAACTAAAAGGGATGAAAACAACATTTTTTCCACGATGGTTAACAGAAAAACTATTGAATCATATTTTTATGTGGGAAATATATAAAACCACAGGCAGAAGACTTTGCTCATTTGACATTGATGTGATAAAATATGATGTTTGGTTTGTCCGACACAAAATATTCAGAGGTTGCGGAATAAAATTAAAATTCAAACCTTCAAAAGAAGATATCCCATATTACGCAAAGGATTGGTTAAGTAAAACTAAATGGTTAATAACTAACCCTTAAATTACACAAAATGACAAAAGAAGAAGTACTATACAGCAGAAATTTAGGATTAGGAGTTAGGCTTTACATTACTAAACCTGATAAATATTATTCGGTTATAAAAGAAGATGACCTATCTAGTTTTGAATATGATGTATTTGAAACATTTGAAGAGGCTAAAGATTGTGTAGACAACGAAAACTAACCAACTTGTAAGGAATACTTGCGAGTTAAAAAAATGAAATTATGAAAACTAAATATCCGCATCCTATTTGTGATGAAGCATGTTATTATCATTGCACCAAAGGAGGGCAACAAGAGCCTGAATGCGTCACAAATAATCCAGACATGGAATTCAACCAAGACTACGAAGATCAGCAAAGAGAGGCTGACGAAATTATTAACAACCAAATGGAATTTTAGATTATGGCACAATTTAAACAATATACAAATTGCACTTATTGCAAAGCCGTAGGTTCAGTTGAAGTTATTACAAAGCAAAGTAAATGGAGCCGTTTAGTTCAGGTAATGAAATGCAAAGTGTGCGATGCTCAAAACGGCGTTAAAGCAACTCTAAATAAAAGCATAACAGAAGAATAACCAAAAACAAACTATCATGAACAACTTCGAAAAACACAGTATAGTATTCTGCGCAGGAATTGCATTTATGATTTTATTAACTTATTTTATAATTACCATGAAAAAACACAATCCAACCGACAAACAAGAAACGATATTCGAACAAGAGCATCGTTTTAAAATGGAAGCACGAGAACTGGCTAAAAAACATGTTGATGTGAAGCCTGTAAAATTTTTACTCAAAAGGTAAAATTTAACATATTAATGTATTGTTTATATTAATAATTGTTGTATATTTGTCACAACAAAAAGATAGAAATTATGGAAGCTAAAAAATGGTTACAAAGAAAATATCCTGATTCGTTTAACGAACTTAACGAATATTTCGACAGGCACGAATTGGTTAATTTTAAAAAGTCTACAATGAAAATTGGCAGATTAACCAAAGATATAATACAATGTCAAAAATACAACAAAGGAAGTATTATTCAGTTTAGAAGATATTCAGTATCCGATTACAATTATCCACATGTTTATTGTGTTGTAAAATGTCAAGTTGGGTACACTGAAAGCGGTTATCACAGCTTTAATATTACTTTACAAGACTTTAAAGAAATAACATCATGAAAAACTACCAAGTAACAATCCATTTTCGTTACGTATCAAACGGAGAAATAGAAAAAGACCACGATACTCATTATGTATCATCTTTATCTGAAGAACACGCAAAAGTAATTGTTTCTGATATGTACGGTTCAAAATATGTTCCGTTTAAATTCGAAGTCCAGGAGCAAATGAGTAAAGAATTATTATTTAACTTAACAAAACCAAATTTCAATGTTAGCCAAATTCAAAAAAATTAAAGACAAAACGTATTTTTACAGAGTGCTTGGAACTAAAACTGGCAGAGAGCCTAATTCAATACAAAATCATTGGTTTAAGCAAATGTTCTGCTCGGTTCCTGTTCCACATCAAAAAACTGCAGAGGAAACAATAGACATTTTCATCGAGTACGAAAAAGAACTACACGAAACAACGGAAAGATTACACATTAAATATTTTGGGAAATAACTAAAAAATAAAATTATGAAACTACCAATTAGATTAGAAAACGCAATTACAAAGCTTTATAACGCTTTTCATAACAATGAATTGCAAGCTTCATGTTGTATGTCGTGTGCAGTAGGAAACATTTGTGATGGAGATTATAGATGGGCTGACTTTTTCGGTTACTTAACAGAAGATGACAATGAAGAAGAGATAATTACAGGGATAAGACAGCGTTATGAATTAACAAGCACTGAAAATTATAGTAAAAATGGATATTCAGGACAGGAGCTTTCAGAAGTTGAATTTATATTTTTAAAACAATTCATTGGGTTTAAAGAGTCAGATAAAAATGCACAATTCAAAGGATTATGTGCAGTAGTAGAATATCTTTGCGAATTGGATAACATTCCTAACGTAATGGATTATACAAAGTTATTCGAAACTGAAAACGATAAACCTAAATATCAATTATTATGAAAAAATTACTAAAACTTATAAAATACATTCACCACTTTACGAATCACGAAGTAAAGCCTGAAGATGAAGCGAGGGACATTCTGCAGTTTATGTTGCTACGATCAAGTACAACGCATACGATGGAAATCATGGAATCGTTGGAAGAACAGTTTAAAGCGGAAATGTTGCTTAGAAAATTGGAAGCTGAAAAAGTATGTAAGGCTGTAAATAATAAATATGTACCTCATCCGGTTAAGCCTACATACATGGAATTGTTAGTTAAGGATCCCGTATTTGAAAAACCATACGCTTCAACATTTCCAGGATAATAAATAAACCACATTAAAAATATAATTATGGAAGAACAAAAAACAGACTGGCGAAAGTTCAGGAAATCCACTCACTTAGCTAGTGCCGATTTAGATGCATTAGAAAGCGAAGGTAAAAAACTTATATTCCAAATTAAGGAAGTAAAATATGAGGAAGGTGTCGATGTTTCAGGAACTAAAATGAATGGCGTTTTCTGCTATTTTATGCAAGATATTAAGCCTCTTAAACTAAACTCTACGAACAGCAAAATACTTGCCGGATTCGCTAAAAAAGATGGCTATATAGGTAAAGACTGTCATTTAATTGAGAATTGGAAAGGAATGATTATTGAGCTATTTGTTGACCATAATGTTAAAATGATGGGAGCTATTACAGACGGAGTTAGAATACAACCAATAAGACCCAAAGTAAAAGCAAAACCTGAATTTACAGAAGATAATTTTGAAACTGCATTTAAGGCAAAAGCAACAATTGAAGCAATTAAAAAACATTACTCAATAACTCCTGAAATGGAAAAATTATACTCAAATTATGGAAAGTAATCAAAGATCAGACGAATGGATTGAACAAAGATTAGGCAAGTTTACTGCTTCTGAAACACATAAATTAATGAGCATTAAAGGGCTTGGAGAAACTGGTAAAACTTATGCGTTTGAAAAAGCAATCGAACATTTATTCGGACAAGTTGAAGAACAGTATATTTCTTATGATATGCAAAACGGTATCGATTTAGAGCCGTTAGCATTTAAAAAGTTCTCAGAATTAAAAGCATTACAATTCCTTGAAGTAGAAAGTTGCGGTTTTTTTGATGATGGAGATGAAACCGGATCAAGTCCAGATGGTTTGGTTTCAGATGATGCAGTTTTAGAAATTAAGTGCCCAAAAGTAAATACTTTTTTTAAGCTTGTTTTAAGCAATGAAATTGACAAAAAGTACTTCTATCAAATGCAAAAGCAAATGAAGTCTACAAATAGAAGTAAGGCGTATTTTTTCAACTATATTGTTATTGAGGGTAAAGAGTATTGGCACGAAATTGTAGTTTTAAGAGATCAGGGTGTAATTGATTTAATAGATATTCGTGAAAAAGAAGCGATTAAAATTAAATGGGAGTATATCGATTTAATTGATAAAAATAGACAATTCTAATGCTTACCACAATAGCCGAGTTTTCAGAAAAGAACGGATTCAATATAAATTCAGTTCGTTGGCAGTTAAGATATAAAGGTATTAAACCAATCGATACCGAACAATATCGGATTCGTGGTTATCGTGGAAAACCTTTTAAAATTGAAGATGTTTCAAGTGTTATGGATAGTTTTGTACCTAATAAAAAACATGAATATTCAGGGGCAATAAATTACACTCAATCAGAAATTATCCAGGTGTTACGCAATCATCCAAAGCATTCTCTTTGGAATAAACACATAAAAGATTGGAATAGTTCCGATTTCACAGAATTTAATAATTTAAAAAATAGATAGTTATGAGGTCGCTAAAAGAACTTTGGGAGTTATTAGAGAAACATGTTGAAGGGTCAATTTTACAGTGTATTATTTCAAAAGAAAAAGAAGGTCTTATAAACGGTGAAGAAGCTTTTAGATTAAGAATAAATTACGGAGAAAATATAAAAAAATCAGTTAAACAATTAATTAAAATCAATTCATTATGAAAAATTTATTACATGAGTTTTTTAACTCAAAATCAGATGCTAATGGAGAATGGGGTTTGCTTTACGCCACTCAACAAGAACAACTTGAAAAAGAATTCGAAGAATGGTATTCAAATAGACAGGTTAGTTTCGAAGAATCCGTAGAGCCATTAATGAAATGGTTATCCGAAAACAAACATCCTATGTGTAGAGTAATTGTAGATTGTTCAAATGCCGAACTATTAGAGGGATTGCAAACACATGTTAACCACGAATTTATTAAGGATTAGTCAAAACCAAAAAACC